CGACTTCCGTGTGACAGTTTCATCTTCACCTGAAGATCTTGATAGAAATACACTAACAGGAAAGATTTATCTTAAACCAACGAAAGCTCTTGAATTCATCGATATTGAATTCTTAATCACACCAGCGGGGGCTACGTTTGAAAATATCTAAAATTAATTGGGGGGACTAGTTCCCCCCTTTAGCCAATATGAAGAAAGAATTTAAAGAAGGGTTCGATACCAAAGGTACTCCAGATATGAAATATTACGCATTCGATTGGGATGATAATATTGTTCATATGCCGACTGAAATTGTTTTGAAGGACGATAACGGAGAGGAAGTTGGTATGTCAACTGCAGATTTTGCAGAATATAGGACAAAGGTTGGAAAGAGTGATTTTGATTATAAGGGTCACACTATTGTGGGATTCGCAGAAAATCCGTTTAGAAACTTCAGAACGGAAGGGGACAAACAATTTATAATTGATGCGATGAAAGCTAAAGTTGGTCCTGCGTTTGATGATTTTAGAGAGGCAATCAATAACGGTTCAATATTTTCCATCATCACAGCGAGAGGTCACAACCCCAACACTTTAAAACAAGCGGTTTACAATTACATAATAAATAATTTTAATGGGATTAATAAGGAAGAATTAATTAAGAATCTCAGAAAATACCGTTCATTTGTGGGTGAAGAAGAAATGACGGACAATGAATTAATAAAAACATATTTGGAACTCAACAAATACCATCCTGTTTCTTTTGGAGATGAGGGGGGTGCAACTAATCCTGAAGAAGCGAAGGTTGTTGCAATGGAAGGGTTCGTGGATTACATCAAAGGTTTGGCTGCATTATTTAATAAAAGAGCTTTCCTTAAAAAAGACATCGCTAATAAATTTACTCCTACAATAGGTTTTTCAGATGATGACATAAGAAATGTAGAAGTAATGAAAAATAGATTTGATAAAGATCCAGATAACATAGTTAAAACTTATTATACTGGTACTGGAAAGAAAACTAGAATGAAATAATGAATACTTTTTTTTGACGATAAAGTAAAGAGAAAAAAATTATTCGAGATATATTTATACTTATAAACACAAAAAGAAAAAAATAATATACTATGGCTGACTTACTGATGAAAATGCCTATACCTTACGAACCGAAACGTCAGAATCGATTCATTTTGAGATTTCCTTCGACATTGGGTATTAATGAGTGGTTTGTGGAGTCTGCAGCAAGACCTCACATAACAATCGGATCTACAGAGATTCAATTTTTGAATACTTCTACTTTCGTTGCTGGTAGATTTAACTGGCAACCAATAAACGTTACATTCCGTGATCCAATTGGACCATCAGCGGCTCAAGCTCTTATGGAGTGGGTTCGTCTACATGCAGAATCTGTTACAGGTCGTATGGGATATGCAGCGGGTTACAAAAAGGATATCGACCTTGAAATGTTGGATCCAACGGGAGTTGTGGTTGAGAAATGGATTCTTTACGGAACTTTCTTAACAGACGTTAACTTCAACGCTTTATCATATTCTCAAGACGCTTTAGCAAACATTACAGCTTCTTTAAGAATGGACAGATGTGTACTTATCTATTAATACTTTATAAAAAGTAAAGTCAGTTTATATTTAACCGTGAGGACAAAACCTCACGGTTTTTTTTTATGGATAATCAAACATCGCAATACGCACAACAGAATTTATCATTACCCCATGACGTGGTACCTTTACCATCAGGAGGTGTATTTTATAAAAGCAAAAAATCTTCGGTCAAAGTAGGATATCTTACTGCAAATGATGAAAACATCTTGATGGGTGGAGCTGACGATTTAACTATGGCATTAGTTCGAGCTAAATTATTCGAACCAGACCTTAGACCAGAAGAACTTTTGGAGGGGGATATTGAAGCGATTCTGATCTTTTTAAGAAACACGGCATTTGGACCTGAAATGATTGTCAATGTAACGGACCCTAAAACAAATCAACCATTCCAAGCGACCGTGTTGTTAGATGAGTTGAATATAAAAAAGGGATCGAAACCGAACGAAGAAGGATTATTTGAAACAGTATTACCTGTGTCAGGTGCGTCAGTCAAATTGAAACCGTTAAGTTTCGGTGACTTAGTTGAACTTAGAATCATGGCATCTAAATACCCCGCAGGACGACCAGCACCAAGAGCAACTTGGAGACTCGAAAGACAAATTGCAGAATATAATGGAAGTAGAGACAAAGGTGAAATTGCTCAAGTAATCAATACAATGTTGATTGCAGATTCTAAACACATAAGAAAGTTTTTGGATGACAACGAGCCAAAATTAGATATGGAAAGAGTTGTAATTACCCCATCAGGAGATAGACTAACGGTTAACGTTGGTTTTGGGGTGGACTTTTTTCGTCCTTTCTTCTGATTATAGAAAAATACAAACTGAAGAGTTTTATTATTTAAGTTCTTTATTACACATATCATATCAAGATTTTCTCATAATGCCCGTCTTTGTGAGAAAGTTTTTACTCGAGAAGTGGATAGAAGAAAATAACAAAGGGACCTAAAATCGGTCCCTTATCTATTTATATGAAAACCAATTAATGCAAGATTTCAACCAAAGACCCAATTTAGGAACTACTGAAGAAGAACTAAAAAGGGGTTTGAATATAGGTACTGAGCTAAGATTAGATCTTGAGCAAATAAATGCTCTTGCCAGTGAGCTGAATAAAAAGTTTGGGGAAACTCGTGAAAGAATTGGGCAGATGGAAGGGGCACTTAGAGATGTCGAACCATTTTTCAATACTTTTGGTAAGACAGCAAACGAAGCTGCAACATTCATTGGTCAACTTTCGACAGAGACCAAAAAAAATGTTATAGCTTCATCTGAATCCTTGAAAGAATTATTAACTACTTCAAAAGTTTTAGGACAAGAACCAGAACGATTTGTTGGACCCTTAACCGATGTTGGTATTCAGTTTGGAAATATACAGGAAAATTTAAAAGATTCAGTCAATTATGTGAGAAGTATTGGAATGAATACTCAAGAAATCTTTGAAGATGTTGTCCGTAACTCAGAAATGATGAATCGATACAATTTCGAGGGTGGAGTAATGGGTCTCACAAAAATGGCTGCTCAATCAGCTATGTTAAGGGTTAATATGAACGCAACTGCAAGTCTTGCCGATAAGGTGTTTGATCCTGAAGGTGCTATCGAGGTTGCGTCTGCAATGCAGAGATTGGGTGTTAATATGGGTATGTTATCTGATCCATTTGCACTAATGGATGCGACGATTAATGATCCAGCAGGTTTACAAAAATCAATTGCAGATGTTGCAGCAAGATTCACTGTTTTCGACGAAAAATCAAAATCATTCAAAATAGACCCAGGCGGAATAAGACAATTGAGAGAAATTGCTAATGCAACAGGTGTTTCTTACGAGAATCTAACTAAGATGGGATTAGCAGCGGCTAACTCTGGTGAGATTATGAAACAACTTTCATTTGCCGGTAATCTAAGCGAAGAAGATAAAATGTATGTCGCTAATCTTGCTGAGATGAAAGGTGGTGATTATGTTATAACAGTTGGTAAAGATGAAGAAGGAAAAAATATTGATAAAAAATTAAGTGAACTTAGTGAGGATCAATTAAAGGCGACAATAGAAGCGTCGAAGAGTGCACCCAAATCTATGGAGGATATTGCAAGGGCTCAACTAAGTGCTGGTGAAATAACAGCAAACAACATCGCAGCTATAAGACAAAATATAGTTGGTGGAATAGCAGATACTAAAGGTATTAGAGACCTTCCCGAGTTGACTCGAGGTTTAACAGATACCGTGGCAAATTCTTTGAGAGATTTATTACCTAAAAAGGATCAAGTGACAGGTGTGACTAATGATATTGCCGAAAAATTTGGTAAAAATCTTGTCGATGTTTTAGAAGGTAAAAAAAGTTTCGAGGACGTTGGAAAAGAAATTGTTGCGGGTTTGAAGGACAAAGGAATTCAGGCCGGTGAGTATATGAATACACTACCAAAAACATTAATGGAAAATCTCCAAGAAAAAATAAAAGAAGGTAGTTTAGCTAATACGGAAATTGGAAAAAAAATAACAGAAAGTTTAAAAACAGCTGATCCAGATAAAAAAATAAAGCCAATAACTAACGTTTCTCAAATAGGAAAACAAGTTGGTGCAGTAAAGACTGCAAACATCAACCAAACTGTAAAACATGATGG